GATGAGCGTGGTCTTGATCGATATTATGGTCTTCTTGAACTCGGTGAGATTGGCGGACTTTGGAAGAACGTTGCTGGTCGATATGAAATAGACGGTAAGAAAGTTTATGCAAAACAGATCCTCAAAGAACCAGAGAAATACTTTACGGAAACTGTTATGGAAAAACTTGACGAGATCGCTCAGACGGAATTTAGCTATGGATAAATTCATCAAGACTGTTGAAGTCTTTGATGAGTCTACTTGTAAAGCTATTATAGATGTTTTTGAAGAGTCTCTCAACAAAGAGAGAATTGAAAACATGTATACACCTCAGTTTACTCAAGTAAATCTAAACAAAGAATCTAAGTACAAGAAATTTGTACAGGTTCTATCCTACAAGTTCGTGGAAGTAATGAAGCGATACAAGTCGGAAATGCCTGAGTATGCTGAGTGGTTCCCTGAGAGAGTTTTCTTTGAAGAGTTCAGAGTAAAAAAATACGAACCAGGGTCTAGTGACCAGTTTGAACTTCATGTTGATGTTGAGGATCATGCTAGTGCCAAGAGATACCTGGCATTTTTATGTTATCTGAATGATGATTTCTTTGGTGGAGAAACTGATTTCCCTTACAACAAATTGACAGTCAGACCCAAAACTGGTACAGTGCTTGTGTTCCCTCCTACATGGCAGTATCCACATAGGGGTATTCCTGTGAAGAAAGGAAGTGCTAAGTACATATTGAGTACTTACCTACATTATTATTGATATGGAATCCATTGAAAACACTGTACTCCGAAATTTTATTTTGGATGCAGAGTATACTAGGAAGGTATTGCCTTTCGTCAGACCAGAATATTTTGACAATTTACATGAGAGAACCATATTTGAAGAATGTGCTAAGTTCATTGTAAATTATAATAATCCTGCAACAGTAGAAATCTTACAGATTGAGTGTGAGAAACGTAAGGATATTAATGATGAGACCTATAAAGAAATCTGCCAGTGGTTAGATAATATTGACGACTCTCCAACAGATGATCAGTGGTTGATTGATACTACAGAGAAGTGGTGTAAAGATAGAGCGATTTATCTTGCCCTTGTCGAGAGTATTGGAATTGCAGACGGTAATGATAAGAAGAAAGGAATCGATGCCATTCCCTCTATTCTTCAGGATGCACTTGCAGTAAGTTTTGACCACCATGTAGGTCACGATTACATTGAAGATGCTGAGGAACGATTTGCTTTCTATCACCAAACGGAGGAGAGGATTGCGTTTGACTTGGAGTTCTTTAATAAGATTACAAAGGGTGGACTAGTAAATAAGAGTCTCAATATTGCACTTGCTGGCACTGGTGTTGGTAAGTCTTTGTTCATGTGTCACATGGCATCCGCTTGTCTCCTTCAAGGAAAGAATGTTTTGTACATTACCATGGAGATGGCGGAAGAAAAGATTGCAGAACGGATTGATGCCAACCTGTTGAATGTTCCCATTCAACAACTTAAGGATCTTCCAAAGATGATGTTTGATACCAAAGTGAGTAAACTTGCTGAAAAAACACAGGGTGCTCTTATAATTAAAGAATATCCCACCGCATCTGCACACAGTGGACACTTTAGGTCACTTCTTAATGAGCTGCAACTTAAGAAATCATTTAGACCTGATATTATTTTCATTGATTACCTTAATATATGCGCTTCCTCTAGGTATAGCAAGATGGGTAATGTCAATTCATATTCTTATATTAAAGCTATTGCAGAAGAACTTAGAGGACTGGCTGTTGAAGCAAACGTCCCTATCGTTTCTGCCACGCAGACCACTCGTT